TCTACAGCTCTCATAAAGTTAGAGTCTACACCTACTGATATGTTAAAGTTATGTATGTCACCCTCAACTTTTTTACAGTCAATGAAATCTAATATATCTGGGTGGTATACTGACATCACTGCCATATTAGCTCCATCTCTTTTACCACCTTGAGTAATCATGGATGATACTCTAGATAGTGTCTGTAACACTTGTATTGGACCGCAAGCAATACCGTGAGTTGTCTTTATCTTATCGCCTCTTGGACGTAACTTACTTAGGGCAAAGCCCGTTCCACCACCAAACTTTTGTACCATTGCTATGTCATGAGCTGCCTTCATAATGTCTTCCATACTATCTTCTAAAGGTAGTACAAAACACGCAGACAACGTGCCTTGTTCTGTGCCAGCATTCATGAGTGTCGGAGAGTTAGGTATAAAATTTAACTCTGTCATCATGTCATAAAATTCTTTTGTAGTTAGCTCTACATCTGCATCTGATTTACCATATAATTTTTCAGAAGATGCAATAGCTTTAGCTACTCTTTTAAATAATATCTCTTTGACGCTACTGTTTCTGCTTGTTGTGTTAACGTGACCAAAATGAACCTCCTATGGTTACTATGATTTTTTATAATTGCAATAAAGGCACAAACCCCTAGCAGGCACCCATAATGCGGGACCACAGAAGTCCTCCGTACAATTTGGATTGGGTGCTTCTAAGTTTTTGCTATTATCATTATACACGTTTTTATTAAAATCGATTAACTTTTCAGGCTTATTTTTGTCCATATTTTGATATTTTAATGATGGATCTATATCATGAACAAAGTCTTGTAAATCACCCACAGCTTGTACATTATATATGCCTGTTTCGTATGCTGCTTGTAACGCCATTGCTATGGAAAAGAAAGCATCCCCGTGACCCATTGGTGTCTCTGGAGCTTTTAGTTCATTGTTGACTGATAGTATTTGTTCACGTTGTCTACTATCCTTAATTAAAAATAAATTATCAGAGTGCACGTATTGTTCAAAAATGTGAGCCATGTTGTTTTTTGCTTTTAAAGAAAATGATAAAGGATGCCAAACCCTGTTCAAGCCTCTATCTTCAAGCTCGCCCCGAGTGTTATCGATATAACCCTTTGTAATACTAAAATTTTCTGCAGCTTCATTTAGATATTCAATTTGTTCTGAATAATCCCAACCGTCTAACCATGATTGATGTATTTGTTCTATGCGTTCACCTATTCTTTTAAATACAACTAAATGTGATGGGTGTCTTTTTTTACCTACGTCAAATCCTGCAAACACGTCTACATCTTCTGGAAAATCATATTTTCTAGTTGTAGGTAAGGATCTCAAAGTTGCGTCCTCACACTTTGTTATATCCTCAGAATCAAAATAAGCCTCTGTATTAAAGTGTGGCTGTAGTAAAAACTCCGATGCAAATGACTTAGGTTTAGCTTTCTGTTGTTCCAACAACCATTCTTCACTATATAGCTCTGGCATCAACACTCTTCTACCCGGTTCTGGGTCTAATGCTGGCATCTTTCTTGTCATAAATCTATCATCTTTCTCTAATACAGTAAGTAAATCTCCCGGCATCATTGGTGTACCTACTATCACAACAGGCACTCCTTGATTAGGTATGAATAAAGATTCTGTTAAAAAGTGGTCCTCAATCTTATTCATTTGCCCTAATGCTAAAGGACTTTCAGGGTCTTTTAATATGTCATCTGCAATTAGTGCCCCATTAACGTGCATACCTCTTTTGAAAGAAAATAGTCCTCCATGTAATATTTCAGCACTACCACCATTACCCGTATCATATCTAAACGTAAAATCAGCTTTAGGGGCTTTGTTGGTCATCATGTCTTTTAATATTGGATTACGATTAACCTCTTTGTTTATTTCAGATATGTGGTACTTAGCCATCGTATCGCTGTAAGATAAATATAAAATATTTGTACTACCTTGTACTTTTAAACTCCTCCAAATACTAAATGCATGTCCTAATATTGTAGATTTAAAATGTGCTCTGGGTAAAATAGCTAAATAATTTAAATTATCCTCAACACATTTTTCTACCTCTTCAGTAAGTTTACCCACATGCCACGCTTTAAAATACTCAGGGTGTTCAAAACCTGCAGACCATATGTCTCTAGTAAACTCCCAAAAACTACCCACTTTATATTTGTTACTTTTTTGTAGTCCTTCTGCTAATAGTTCAAAGGCTTTTTCATAAGTGGTTATATCATCCTTCTGACTCATGTTCCCCCATTTTTGCTTTTAGTTTCATAGCAATCCTATTTGTTAAATCTGGATCATCTATTTCATCTACTAAAATTTGTATTAAGTCTTGTACAAAATTTAAATTAACTAATCCTTTTGCAGTTTCTCTTTGTCCTGATAAACCCACTTCAGCAGCTTTTACAGCATCAAAAGCTCTTTCAAACTCTAAACCTTGTAATTCATTCATGGCTTTATTTTTTATTGAGCCATACAATTCAAAGTGTTCTTCTGTAAGTTTTGCTATGTTCATTGCCTCTCTTTCTTGCATTTTTTCCATAGCTTTAGCTTGAGTCTGTGCTTTTTTCTCTTTCCAATCATCTTGTCTTATCCAAGCATATATAGTTTGTTCACTCATAACAACTTTTTGTTCAGCACTTACTTGATCAGCTATCTCTTTAGCAGAGTAACTATCAGATAGGTATAATTTTAATGCTCGCTCTTTTGCGGCTTTTGGTAATTTTTTTGGCATTACATATATGCAGCATTAGACCATCCACTATCAGCGTTTCCTGATTCAATACTGCCTCCAAATGGACTTCCGTCTGATTGTAATAATTTACTAAAGTCCATACTTTGTTTATTCTTATTGCCCGCTGCGTTAAAACATTCTGGGACTTTGTGTTTTATCCCACCTGTTGTAGATATCGTTTTAAATTTAATACCTATTTCAGCTTTACTACATATACCTTGAATCATTGCATCTTTCGGACCAAGGGGTTTGTATTCAGGATTTTCTAATAAGGTTGCTATTGTTCTTTTAGCTCCTTCAGGTTGTACATTATGCATACATCTGTAATAATCACACCATACAACCTTAGCGTATTTAGCTTTAAATTCTTCAGCCGTCATACCTTTTGGTAGTTTATCTTCTACTTTAGTATCTTTAGGCTCAGGCTTATCGTAAAAATATGTTTTACCTTTTTGCCCTGTGGTTTTTTTATAACCTTTAGGTGCCGCCATCTTTGTTCTCCTTTACTGAATATAACGCTATGCAAGCTGCGTCAGCATAATCCTGCTCTGGAAAGTTGTCTCCCCATTTTTCTGTTGCATATTTCATTATATCATCTTTTGTAGCTTTGCCACTACCTAATATATTTTTCTTCCATGTGCCATTATCTACTAGTTGTGCAGATATATCACTTAAACAAATGGTACCCCACACTGCTCCTACAACTTCAGATAAAATACGCACAACATTTCTATTCTGTGCAAATATGGGTTCTTCGATTACAGCATAATCTACAGTATCTATGTTAATATCTTCTACTAAAATCCTAGCAAAGTTATCCATTAGTTCTGGAAACCTGTCTTTAAATGATTTTTTAATGCTGCATTCAGCTTTATATGTCTTTATTAAATTTTCATCCCCATCTAACACAACGATATGAATTGCCTTGCTAGACGTATCTACCCCTACATGTTTCATAATCTTTATTGTAGAGGTATGTTTTCTTTAATAATTTGTCTGGATGATAATTTGTCGTACACTTTATCTTCTAGTGTATCTCTTTTAAACACAGCTATAGTAGCTCCTACACCAACTGCAAGTGCTCCTACCACTGGTAAACTCTTTGCTATTCCTTTTGCTATATCTTTACTTGTCATGTATTTCTCCTATTATTTATTCTGATTCTAATACTTTCATACCTAATGCTATAATTCCACCTGTACATCCTGTGGCTATTTCTGTATATCCAAAATATACCCCCACCGCACTCAAAAGTCCTAACACTATGATTGCTAAAAATATCTGTGGTCTTAGTTTACCCATCATATAAGTATCCTCCTACTATTATTATACTAAGTTTTAATCAAATCTAGCAGTTCTTAAGGCTACAACTCTAGATATTGTGTTCCAACATTGAGTGTATAATCTAAGTCTACCCTCTTCGTAAACTTTTGCAGCCTCCATTTCAGTCATTCTTTTAAATAACTCTGCTAAACTTTTATTAGTGCTCATAATAATTCCACGTGCTTCATCTCTTGTAGGTTTTTTACCAACAGCATTTCTCATAACATCAGCAAAAGCCACGTTATAACCCTCATCAAACTGTGCTTTCATAGCACCAAGTTTCATTTCATGCGTTGCAACAATTTGTTCTAGTACGGCTTTGTTGCCTCCGTAGATAGACATAAACACCGCTAACTGTTTATTGTCAGCAGTAATTACATCTGCAAAATCTAAGTCCTCATCTGCGTTTTGACTTATTTTAACCCAAGGTACAGGGTGTTCTTTACGCTCTTGTTTTGCATAGTCTATAGCATTTTGATAAGACCATTTACTTGTCATTCTTTCCTCCTGTTTTTACACTTACAATACCACATGCCTGTGCATGTTTCAGGTTCCGTGGTCATTGTCATTATTTTTTCACATCGTTTTAGTATATCATGCCATACCTTTTCATCTCTGTCAACTTTAAACGCTTTTAGATTTTGGTCATTCTTGTTTTCATACATAACCACACCGTAATCTCTATCAGTTAAGTTAAGATATATCTGTAGTTGTATCATATGTTCGTGTTTTGGAGCTTCTTTAAGATCATGAAAGTCTTCATTCTTTATTGTTTTCAGCTCTAACAAAGCATCTGTGTGTTTGTCATGCTTAATTATAAAGTCTATACGCCCTGATATAGGCGGGTTTTCATTTTTAACTGACACTTCATCATCAATATATAGATCTGCTTTTTCTAGGTATTTTTTCATGCGTCCCTCAAATGTACCTCCGTGATCAAATATTCTTTGAATCCTAGCATCTATTGAGTCCCAGTCTAGCAAACCATTGTAAGCCATATATAAATATTTATCGCAAGGGTTTCCAAATAAAGACGGGTAAAATTTACCCTTTGTTGGTGGGCTGTTCTTTCTACTTAAAACATTGTCAATTGATTTTAACAACCATCTATCTTGATTTTTAGTTCTTTTAACAGTAGTAGATTTGCTTTTATTTAAATTATTTATAGCTTCAATTCCTGACATATTTTTGCCTTTATATCTTTGTATGTTTTTTCTTTAATGTGGACTATTTCATATCCAGCTTTTTGTAGATATTCATCCCTTACAGCATCTCTTTTTGCAAAGTGTCCAAACGGACCGTCTGCTTCTATTATAACATTTATTTCTGTTACTATAAAATCAGGGACATATTTACCCACAGGCATTTGCCATGTATATCTTAATCCTATCTCGTCAAGCACTCTCGCTATCAGAGTCTCCTGCAAGGTATGACTCTTTCGTGGCATTTACAAGCTCCTCATATTTATCTGGGTTTTCTTTAAACCATGTCACTACTGCATTCATACCTCTAAAACTCTTTCCATCATAGTCATACATAGCACCCCGTTGTTCAATAGTGCCTTCCTCTAAACCTACTCTGATGTAAGTTTCAATCATATCGATACCACCATCAAACTTGAAAGGTATTATTGCTTGTTCAAACTTCTCCCCACCAAACTTATCTTTTAGTAGTCTAGCATTTATCTCAAACCCCATCCTGTCTGCCATGTTCTTTGAACCACTTTTACCGGGTTTAGTTAACCAAGAGCCTCTAGCAAAGTGCATACAGCAATGTGCAAAGTATTTTTGACCCTCTCCGCCGGGCATAGTGTCCATCATCTGAACATTACCCATAGTTCCTCTTGTCTGATTTATAGCAACAAATGCTCCCCCATGTTTTAATTCAGGTATAATTCGCATCAACATTTGATTCCATGCTCTAGATTGCCATGCAATCGGGCTATAAGCTATTCCATCTTCATGTGTATAAATATCATTAGGCACTAGACCTGCCACACTATCCATGACTACTATATCTGCCCCAGCTTGTAAGGAATTTCTAACAGCTTTAAAGGCTTCTTCAGAAGTATCAGGATTATACACAATCATTTCTTTGACATTTAAACCACTTTTAGTCATCCAGTCACTATCCCATGATTTTTCTAAATCAATCCATACAGCCACTCCGCCATCTTCTTGCACAGTTTTGCATAGTTGTGATGCCACATAAGATTTACCAGATGAAAAGCCACCAAATAAAAGCGTAAATCTTTTTCTAGGTATGCCGCCTTTTGTAATTTTATCTAGTTGTGGAATATTAAAAGGTATTTTACCATATTCAAAATCATTGTCATCGCCTGTAGTCGCTTTGACTTTTTTGTCATTTAGTAAACTATTAAATATTTCTTTTGCAGAATCTTTCATGTTAAATCATCCTCTTTTTCAATGTTCTTATTTATGTTTCTTTTCTGTATAGCTTCAGCCCATGCCATGCATACAGCCCCACATTGTATAAGTTCATCATATAAGTTTTTTGTATTGTTCTCGTAAACTTCTCTGGCTACTTCTCCAAACTCTTCAGCTAATATAACTGTCCAATACTCATCGGTATGTTGAAGTTGCTCGCCCCATTTACCTTCTTGGTTTTCTCTCTCAGCTAAAAACTGTTCTGTAACAATAGCTCTAACGTGCTCACTCTCCATCCTTCTTTTTACCCTTCTTTAGGATGTTCCTAATTTCACCATCTACTTTATCGTGTACTGCTTTGTACGCTTTATCTAAAGTTAATCCAGCTTCCTCTAATTGTTCTTCTATCGGTAGTTCAGTATCAATGTCATGAATCTCCATGTCCATTCTTGCATACTGATTTGTATCTAGTGGACCTACTCTAAATGTAAATCCTAATTTAAGTCCGACTTTCGCCATTTGTTAGCTCCTTTGCTATTAGCATATCTATATATTGTTTTGCTTTGTATAGGTCTTCGATACCATTATCTTTGTATCTCCACCTTGTTATATATTTTACCACATTTCCCTCTGCAAAACCCATCTGATTATCATGTATGTAATCAAAAGGTTCTATATCAAAGTGATAGTGTACAGGGTCAGTAGCTTCCATTTGCTTTGCATATGATTCTGCAAAACTATATTTTTTATTAGCTGGGTAAGCCCTATTGTTAGAGTCTTGATTTGCTTGTGGTTGTGTCATTCTTTCCTCCACATTCGATTCTTTCATTTGTTTATTTGCTTCTTTAGGTTTATCTGGTGTTTTTTCTACTATTTCTTTTATACCCCACTTTGTCATCTGCATGTATTCTTCCCATGATAAATGAGCATAATTTGTGTTGTAGTCATTCCACATTGCTTGTGTAAAATCATAAGGGGCATCTGGGTTTTTCCATCCTGCTGCCATTTAGTCCTCCTCTATAGGTTCTATTGGTGTTAGTAGTTCTCTCATCATCACAAATATAGGAGTTCTTTCTCCCATCCATGCTCCCTCAGTGTTGTATTCAAAATATTCTACTGCTTCCATGTACGCTTCATCCCCAACTACTTTTACCATTTCTAGTTTTTCTTCATTAGTCATTTTTTCTAGGTCATACTCTTTCTTTTTTTCTTTATAAAAATCTCTGGCAATTATTTCTATTGCTTTTTCTCTATCGTATACAGCGTAAGGTCCTTTATATTGTTGATAACCTAAACCTATGAACGCTTCTTTTAATCCATTATAGTATATGACTTCATCATCATTTTCTTCACAATGAAATACATCTTTACTAGACATCTTGTTCCCTACTCTTTCTAAGTTTATTTGCTTTTTGTTGTTGTCTTTTTATACTTTTAGGCACGAACTCTTGTTTTTGCCTGTAAGTATTTAATCTATCATCTTTTTGTAATTGTTTTTTAAAACGTCTTAATAGTTTTTCAAAAGTTTCGTTTTTCTTTAGGTTTACTTGCATTTAGCTCCAGTCTATATGTTCTTCTAGTTTAAAAATGTTTGTTTCTTTCTCGTCTGCATCCTTTTTTATAGCCCACGATGGGTCACATATCTCCATATCTACCTCTAAAGGGATGTTAAGTGTGTTGTCTATCATCAAATCTTTCACTCTTGGGGCTACTTCATCAAATTCATCTTCATGTATTTCACAAATAATCTCATCATGCACCTGTAATAGTAAGTTGCTCTTTTTATTTTGTAGATATTTGTGAACTTCAACCATTCTTTCACTCATGATATCAGCACTAGTGCCCTGAATTAAATAGTTTACACCTCTATAAGCGTAATCAGCTGGCACTTTGTATATTCTATTGTATCTACTACGCACTGTCCCTCTAGTTTTGATAGTTCTAACCACCGCATCAAAGAATCGTTTAGAACCTTTCATGTTATTAAGGTATGTTGTCTTATAGTTAGCCGCTTCAACAGGTGTTGTGTTAAGTTGCATAGATAATTTGTCTCTACCTATGCCATATATTACTCCAAACGTAATTGACTTAGCTAATTGTCTAAAAAACTTAAACTGTGGGTCAGATTCTTCAATATTAAAGGCAATTTTAGCCGCCTCACCATGAAAATCTACGTTTTCTTGTTTCATTAGCTCATTCATTTCATCATTATTAACATAATACATGAATACACGCACTTCCATCTGTGAATAGTCGTATGCAACCATCTTATAACCGGGTCGTGGTATAAATAAATGCCGTATAGCAACTTGACGCGGGTCATATTGATTAAATTTATCCCCACCTAAGAAACTCCACGTCTTAATAACGTCATCAGTCAGTTCTGTTTGTGAGTTACCACCCTTACTAGAGATTAAGGCGGCAACTCTATCTTTAATATCAGTCTTGTCTGCATCCGATAGCTGTCTATCTTCAACATATACTACATCTCTAGGTATATTCTGTAAGTTTGGGTTCCTTGATGACAATCTACCTGTTACCGTACCCCAATTGCAGAAGTTAGTATGCAGAACAGGCATGTCTAAATAAGGCTCTATATAAGTCGCTCTATACTTATCTAATGTTCTGTATTGTCTTATCAACCCTGCAAGTGGATTATTGAGTTGAACCAACACTGCTTCATTCCACGCCTCAGCCCCTGTGCCTGTCCTAGCGGGAGAATGTACTCCCATGCCATTAAATATCTCTCCGATTTGTTTAGGACTACTAATATTAAACTCTTGTCCTGCTAATTCATATACCTTTAGTTTTAAATCAGCAATTCTCTTAATCATTTTCTCGTGTGCTACTTTAGCATATTGATTATTAATAGGCACCCCACGTTTTTCCATGCAGTATAATGTCTTAGTCAACTCACATTGAAACTCAAAAAGCTCTGTTTGTTTTGTTTCCTCTAGCTTTACCAACCTATCCGTGTATACCCTGCGTGTCCACTCAACATCTTTTATGCAGTAAGGACCAAGAACAGATGGTGGAGATAGTGAAAAGTCTTTATTCCATTTGTTTTTACGCAACACTTGTTTTGTATCTATATCATATTGTCCAGCTTCTTCGCCATAACTCCTATTGATAGTATCCGTCAAACTCAATTGGTTTATAGTAGTAGGTTCAGTCATTCTAACCATAACTAAAACATCGACTAGCTTCATGCTGTCTATATTTATACCCTCATTTTCTAAAAACTTAGCATCAAACTTTACGTTATAGCCTATCAGTGTCTTGCAGTGTTCATTTATATATGCAACCAACGCCTCTAAATTACTTTGCAATAAATTAGGTTCATCTGACTGATGTCTAAAAGGAAAGTAATATGTAGCACTGTCGGACATATTGGTCAAACCTATACCACACAGTTGATTCATGTTATATGGGTCTAAGCCATTAGTCTCAACATCTATAATAAATTCTGATGTTTTAGGTAATGAAAGTAGTGTGTTATCAAATGTGTCTTTAGTTACTATCATTGGATTAGACAAGCCCCCCGGTAGGACATCAACCGAGGGACTTATAGTTATGGAGGTCCCCATTAAAAGGGCATATCGTCATCATCATCAACTGACACAGCTGTATCAGGGACTGATGTATCTACACTGCTGCCATATCGCTGGTTTAAGTATTCTTTCATAGGCATTAGATTCTTAACCTCAGCTTGTTTATCTTCTGGCAACTCATGCTCTTTGTTAGTATTAGTAACGGTGTACGTGGTATCTATTGATGCACCACGTCTTTTGACTGACAGTACAAACTTATTGAGGGTGCCTACTTCGTTGTATACATCTACAACTTGTCCCCAATTACCATTACCTCTACCAAATTTTAGGGAAAATACTTTAAAGTCATTTACGACCTCTTTATATTTCTTAGTGCCTGTAGGGCTTACTACTTCTTCCCATGTATCAACTCTTTTTTCGTTGTGCATGATGTCAGTAACATATACCCACAGTGCAAATTTTCTACTCGGTAGTCTTCTTCTACCATCTTCCCAATGCATAGCTTCGCTTGGAACATCCTCTACAGGTTCTCCATCTACTACTAACACTGATTTGATTCTTTTTTCAGGACCGCTTTGAAATTCATACACTTCAAATTCCTCTAAATACGGGTCGCCTTCTTGACCTGTAGCCGCAGGCAACATGAAAACTTGGTCTCCATCTTTCAACCAAATCTCTTTACCGCTATTTGATTGTGTTGACATAGCAGTCGTTCTTTTATTTAAGTTATCTTGTATCATACTGATTCCAGACATATATCCTCCTTACCAGTACTGTCTATTGTTTATTATATTTTTTAGTATATCATATGATCTGACATCCTGCACATCTTTGTACCCGTCAGGTATTTCAATGTATGACAATGCAATTTTGTGTCTTAGCTCGTAGTCTAATCTTGCACTACCAGTTTGTCCAGCACTATCATTATCTAAGCATACCACAATTTCTTTGGTTGGTAAACTTAATAATAATTCTATTTGTCGTTTTGAAGGAACTGCACCTAAAATAGAAACGGCATGAAATCCTAATTGATTCAACCATATCGCATCTAGTGGACCTTCTGTTACACACACCATCTCAGTATTTAATTCTAGTTGGTTCTGACCAAATAGTATATGTGATTTTTTAAATCCTTTTGAATATAAATACTTCGGTATTTGATTCTCTTGTCTAATAACCCACCCAACTGTCCTGTTGTCCTGATCTAGCATCGGAATAACTAAGCCATTACTACCTGTAACACCACAGTGCCATTTTTTCATGCTTTGTTTTGTAAAATCTCTATCAAATATCCACTGTGGGACACTACCTAATTTGTATGGTATCTCAACCTCTGACAATGTTGTCTCTTCTACTTCTTCAACAAATGTAAATAAATCATCTTCTATGATAGTTTTGTATTTACTTAGATAGTCTGTAACTTCATAGTATTGCCAATCTTTATACTTTCTAATAAAACTTATCAATCCACCTTGTCCGCACCCTGCAAAACATATCCATAGACCCTTATCAACATTTATTGAACAAGACTCGCTTGTATCGTGATGAAAAGGGCAAAGAATAGATATTTGACTACCACCGCTAGGCATGTCAACACCTAAATTTAATAAAGCTCTTGTCCAGTCTATGCTACTGTTAGTTGATTCTGTAGACAAAACCATCTGACTCCTTCCAAAACTCTCCCATTTGTTTAGGGAACGTAGTTCCACATTGAAAACAATACGGATCATTCTTAACTAAACCTAATATAGGCTTAAGTAAAAGTGAATTAGGGTCAATAATAGTCAACCCTATCGGTAGCTTTCCGTGTGCAGAACATTTTCCACACTTATATTTTTTAGATAAACGACTCATTATTCTCCTCAATTCTACCTTTATCAACGTCCCAGATAAATTCAGCTTCTCTACCACCTAAATCCCCGTCTCTGTATTTTTGGAACGCTATTTCTCTTAATTTTGGCTCACCCTCTACCATACACATAGATACTGCTACATCAGAAGCACGTATTAATGCATCACCAAATGCTACTTGACTCGCAGTTGGTTGTGTGTACATATTAGCTGCATCTCGAGTTGCTTGTGTAGAAGCTATTACAGTTGTGTTTGTAGATAGTGCCATTGTTTTTAAACCATAAAATAGTGAGTGTGACTGTTCCCATGCTGCTTTATTAGAATCATGAGTAGATACTAAGTAAACACCATCAATTATTAATACTTGCGGCTTGTATTTTCGTACTAAGTTAGTAATACTTGGTAATGATATACTATCTTCTCCACTTATATGGTCACACACTAACAAGTTTTTAAAATTAGTCTTCTGTAAAAACTCTTTATATTTTTCTTCGTCAATTTTATACCCAGTCCTTAGTGCTGTATGAGAAAGTTCGTACCCTGTTGAATGTGCTAACAACACATCCATCCTCAATGCTATTGATGAAGTAGGCATTTCAGTAGATACTAACAGGGTTTTGTGCCCACTAAGTATTGCATCTGCTGCTAACTTACAACACAACCATGTCTTACCCACAGTTGGACGTGCATACGCTGTAATTAAATCACCTTTTTGCCAACCCACACCTGTAGCGTTAACCATTCTAAAAGGTGTTCTTATACCAATTAAGTCGTCCCCCATCTTTCGTATGCTACTTCTTTTTTGCCACTCTTCATATCTATCAATACCGCCTGTATCATACTGATTAACGTCTGCATCATGTAATATTTCTACATCGTTTAGGCTATCCATTATTGTACCTAGAGCTTTTTTTGGATTTTCTCTAAGTAACGTCTTGTTATTAGCAAACGCATTTACAATATGTCTAAACATAACCTGTTTACTAAATTCACTTAGTGCATAATTAAAATTAATTGACTGTGCCTCTGGTTTTAACGTGTTAAATTTTTCTAACAGTAACTCTGTCTTTGGAAATTCTTTATATTCATCAATATGTTCTTGGATAAACAAATATGCATCTGCATGTTCTACAAAGTCTTTGCCACTGTAGGTGAATTGCTTGTAATTACCAGCATCACACAATCCGAAGATGATGCCTGACTCTATAAAATTGTAATTTTCCAATATTATTTCTCTTCGTTTAACTTGTTCCGTAAAGACTTCTTTACTTTGTATATCGAATAGTTTACCACAGTTTCTTTACCATTGACATGTTTTGTTTTGGATAGTTCTTTTAAGTTTTCTTCAATGGTTTTCATAGTCTTATTCATAAACTTGTCTTTTAAGAACTGTTTTTCCCCTTCATCAAGCCCTAATGACTCTAAATAATCTATAAATTCTACCTCATCTAAGTTTTCGTCTAATTGTTTTACAAAGTCACTTAGTTTATAACTACCTTCACCAGCATCATCACTTGTAGTGGCATCTAAACTTTGTCCATGTATTTTTTTACTCGCTTGTACCCATAAAGTTTTTAGTCTATTTACCATAGCCGTGTGTAAATATGTGTGAAAAATAGCATTTCTGTTCGGTTTATACAATTTAGCTGCTTTTAAAACTATCATGCGTAGTTCTTGAGCTAAATCATCGCGGTCATGCCCCTGTATATAAATATTAGATAACATCCTATTTATTTTAGGTTCCCACTGTAATATTAAATCATTGTCTATTTTCATTTTGATTATGTTTTCTATAATTTTGATAGCACTCTGTAGTGCAATAAACATTTTTTAGTTTTAATCTTGCCCCTTGATTCACCCGTTTTCTAATTCTATAAAAAATTGCTCTACACCAATTGCACTTTAGTCTCACTCGTTTCCAAGCAAAAGCACAAGCACCTGCGTGAACCTTTCCCCGACTCCGCTGCCCTTTTAAAATTGGTTCATCACATACTTTACAGTATACCACATTTTTAGCTTTAGGTACGTTTGTTTGTAGATTATTTTTAAGTAGAACTCTCCGTGCATAGGACACGTCTATCCCTACTTGTCTTGCAATTTCAGATGTAGACATGAAAGGATTGTTTTTTCGTAATCTTACAACCTTATTCTTTGGCTTCATTTTTTAGATCATCTATTTCTTGTCTTAACTTTTTAAGTTCTTGTAAAAGTAAAACTGATAACAATGAATATTTAACCGATTCTACTTGCCCTTCTTTATTATATGTCACTAACTCAGGCACAGATTCTTCAACTTCCTCAGCTATCAACCCAAAGTCTACGTATTCTGGTGTAGTTTTATGATTAAAAGTGCTTGGTTTTAAATTATATAATTTACTCGTGTCTACTTCTAATCCCCTAATATTTTCTTTATATCTAGCTGAACTGGTTATTTTAATAACTTGACCGTCAGATTTAATTTGAAGATCACTAGAGCTACCCGCACCTTCACCAGTCGGATTTAAAAATAGTTCTTTCCATCTAAAGTCAGTGCTACCATTACCTCCTGTAATAGTGCCTAAGTTATATGTATCGTCTGCAGTTGGAACCCAACTATTGTTTACATCCCCTGATAACATGTTACCACCTATTACAAATGGTGGCTGTCCATCCTCATCTACAGCAAGTCCAACATAGCTTGTTGTGCCATCGTGTTTTCTTGAACCTCCTATTTGTATAAATGGAATAATTTTAGCTTTTGCTCCGTCTGATGCAGAAGCATGTGTATTAGTTTTTGATCCCCAAATTTTTGCAACAGTTAATCTTTGCTGTGAATACGGAAAAGTGTGAGTACTGGATGACTCTCTTCCACCTCTAGCGTTTCTTATTTCATATGCGACTTCTGAAGAGATTTGAAATGCTGTTTCACTTGCTGCTGGTTCAAAATATAAAATGTATCTTTCATCTGCCATACCGTCATTGTCATCATCATTACCAGTTATTGAAATACTTGAGGTGTCACCTGCAGCTATATCGTAAGTTTCACCATTGTAATATAAAAGACCCGCAGTCCAGTTTGCTCCTACCCCTTTTTGAGATCCGCTTGTTAATCCCGGTGCAATTCTACCAGTATAATGGGCTACTCCATCATATGAAAAAGGTGCAAAACTGCCTGCATAATCATCATCTACATAATCATCTAAATTATTTATTGACGGTCTATATGCAGAAACTGTATCTTGAGCATTAGATCCCCTTAAACCTAGTGTTTCTATATCTGTATAAGATGTTTCAGCAGTTTCTGTATATACTAATGATGTGACTACCATTCTACCACCCTTTGATACATCAATATTTTGATGTGAGGCTTGTACTGATACGGTCATACCTGCTCTAAGAGGCACATATATTCTCACATAATCATTAGCAGCTAAATTACCCGTGTTTAACACAGTAGTAAACGCATCATTAGTTGCTTTAGCAAGATATCCATAAGCTGCTGCAACTCCATTTTCGCCTGTAAGTTTTAATATAGAATGCCCTGCTCTAAC